TCTCACGCCGTCGCCAGCGTGGACGTTACCCAAGTCTTTTCTAAACTCGTACGCCTTGCCACTGGCAATCTCCTCTACATAAATGAAACCTCCGCTCTCATGGGCACACTGTCCTAAGAAGTAAGCCATACGCTTTGGCGTGGTTATTCCAAACTCTGCTGCCCATACGTTGAAAACCTTTACGTCTTCGTCGATACGGTCTTTCCTGTATGTCGGGGCAATGCTTAGAAGTATGTTTCTTGATATCTGCATCATTATTTATCTTTAAGTATGTCTTTCACTTCTTCTTCGCTTATATTCAACTTCGAGGCTATCTCGCCGGTGAGGGCTTTGCGAAGCAAACGAAGGAACAGAAAATTTGGAAACAATATCAGCATCGACCCGCAACTCGACCAAAATTCTACGGCAGCAATGGCTGCACCTACTATCGACGTGCTAAAGACGGTATCGGCTACCCTGTCAAGACTGACAAAGAAAAATAGAGCACAGCCGTACACGGCTAACTTGGCTATCGTCAGACGTGCCAACTCTGAAAGGGTGAACTGTCCGCGATGGACACTGACGGCGATACCCCAGCAAGCATCCATCAATGTCATCGACAATACAAAAAACACAGTAAACTGGTGCCCGGCAAAATAGTCGGCTAAGAAAAACAGAAGGGCTGCAGCCCACCCCTGCACGCAATGCGCCAGGCTGACTATTTTCTGAAATAGGTGTTGAATGGCATAAATAAACATCGTTCTTTCTTTTTTAACACAAAGATACACCGGCACGACGGCTTCTGAAAATACAATAAAAACTGCCCTTTCTTCACAGAAAAGGCAGCTCCGAATTCTAAACAAGTCAACAATTATAAACCTTAAATACTATGAAAACACATAAAACTTAAAACTTAAAACTTATATAATAATACAAAAACACATTCCCGTTAACCAAAAATCTTTAATTCATCTCTTCCAATCTTCTATACTCCTCTCTCAGAGCCTTCCTCTTTCCTTGCCAGTCTCCGTAGTAACATAAAAACCTATTAGAATAATGAAATATTAACCAAGAATGGATGTATTTAAGCCTACCAATAGTTTCCGCCACTTTAAAGAAATAGGGTCTATATAATCTCTTGCTGAAGCAAAAGTTCCGCAGTAAAACAAACTTATTCTTTCTCAATAGCATTTGCGTTTTCTTGAGGATGATGTTTAATCCAAGTATTAATAACTTTAATAATCTGTCTAAGCATAATATTATTCTCGTGAGTTTCACGAATAAGTTGCTCAATAGGCATATCTCTAATCTTTTCTTGTAACTCTTTTAGAGTATCAAGAACATAAGTTTCTTCTTTATATGTCATAATTTATTCAGTTTCAATACCAACTTTATCTACAAGTTCTGTAGCTTTTCTAACAGCTTCTTCAGCATCACATTGGAATTTAAGAACAAGTTCCTTAGCAACTTCAAATATTCTGTTATTCCTTGTAGTTGTAATATGAGGTTTAGCAATATCAATTAACTTATTAAAAGTGTCATTTGCTACAGGTTTAAAATCAAGCTGAATATTCGAGTGTTCCTTGATATGTTCTTTGCCTTCTGAGTCAATATAAGTAACCCAATCTTCATCACTACGAGCACCTCTTTCTCCAAGCTGAGAATCAATAATTTCAACTTCTTCACCAGTACTTCTAAGAATACTTTTGCCACCAATAGGCATCATAAATGTATTAGTTTCCATAACTATATTTCTCCATTTTTAAGTTTATTAATATACTCTTTAGAAGTTAGATTTCTATAAGGCATATTACTATTAGTAACTTTATCTTATTTAATCATAATATCTTTTATTTAAAGACAGCCACCAAAGTGACTGCCTTTTGTACCTACTTATTATAATAACTATGTAAGTATAGTATTCACGAAGCATCTGTAGAAACAATCAGCAGCCATCATGTAGCCAGGATTATCGGGATGTACACCATTAGTACCAATAATTTCTTTTTTTGTCATTCTATTATTTACGTTTTTCTCTGTTGTTGGAAATACATTCTCAGAATCAGTTTCACCAAGAAGATTGGCAAGAAAACACCAGTCTTTATAGCCATCTTGACTAATAAATTCTTCAATAGCCGCTGCATATCTAAATGCTCCGTATAAAACGGACCATTGAGTATAATTGCTTGATGCACCATAGTTATACTCTACTCCATGATACTGATTTACTCCCATTGGTGTTCCAATTATAGCTTTACAATTAGGAAAATCTCTGTGCAAAGCATCCAAAAGAGTTTTCATTTGTGAAATGACAACACTAAGATTCACCTTACCTATTATACCAGCATTGATATTACCAAGATAGAATATTGCAACATCAATCTTGCCATCACAATACATATTAGCATAATTCGAGAAACTTGCGCCATGCAAATTTTCATCATAAAACGGACAATAAGACTCTTGTGTATAAGAAGTAAAAGTGATTGTATCATCACCAGAGCCACTTTGCTTTGTCAGGCTTCCGCTTTGTGATGTTGGAACACCTCGACTTTGTGTATTATAATTATACAAGAAACGGATGTTACCCGTACTTCCAGTAACATTAACTTCAGCAACCTGAATATTCACGGTTTTGCCATTTCCATCAATAAAAGAGTATACTGAACCAATATTAACACTTGATACATTTGTTACTGTAAACCTTAAAGCGGTTTGTGGGGTGTAAAAGGTATTCCAATTCCAACCTCCAGTAGCTTCAAGATGTACGCCTGAGCTCTGTTTTCTTCCAACAAAGGAGATATTACTGAGTCCATCAGCAGCAGGACTTCCTGTGTCTAATGTACCTGTAAGCCTTCGTTTCAATTCAGAAGCCCATTGTCCACCCTCTGTTGTAGAAGCACCAATACATAGAACATTTATATTATTTATAGGAGATGATGTTGGTCTTGCACTTATTACGAATTGTGAACTTCGTTCGTTACTTTCATTGTAGTAGTTATCTATCAATTTATGCTTTATCGTCAAATTGTTAGGTACTGATCCATTTACAAGAGCAGGTGTAATCTCTATATATCTATCATAAACTTTTCCTTGTCCACAAGTAAACTTGTTGTAAAATTTATATGGGTCAACTGCAATTACAACACCTCTATTGAATATCTGCAAAGTGTCACCTATAACTCCGTAAATTTTTGATGGCAGATAAGTATTAGGAAAAGAGATTTCGCCTATTATTTCTTCTACAGAATTAACTCTGTTCAATAACTTAAAGTAATCATCATGAACAAAATAAACCAATTCTGGAGTAAATTTTGGAGTAGTAACATATTGATTAGAATAACAATACGACGCGTGTAAAGTTATAGAATTTGCTGTTATTGGAAGAATATGCCAATCAGAAGAGAAATCTGAAAAAGTGGCTACATAACTTTCAATCCCATCTGAATCAACAACTATACCTGGTACTATTTTATTTTCTGCCTTAGGACTTGTGGCAGAACCTCTGAACAAAACCCCCCTAACACCTTTATTATATAAGTTAGAAACGTCAACAGTATAACCCTTATATGAACCATTTAAGGCTGTTGAATTATCTTTATATGCGGGAGAGTCAATCGGAAATAGTTTTTCCGCGTGTTGTAAAAGTTGAAATGTGTAAGAATTTACTAAAGGTTTGAGATTTGTTATATCTTTAAGCACCCCAGTTCTAACAATAGCAGCATTTGTTGGAACCCACTTCTCCCCTCCAGTAGAACTAACGCAATATGTTGCCCATAATTTGCGACTTCGGTTTGTAAGTGGTAAAATAAGTATATCATTGGTAAGTATTTTATCTGTTCTTACAAACGATTCAACATTATTGTCTGAATCTAAAATAATACCGCCAACTATGTCACTTTTATTATCATAGCAACTACCTCGGAAAACAACACTATAAAGAGAATTTGCATAATTACTCAAATCAATCTCATATCCTTTGAAATATTCAGAGGAAGAACTGGTGCCGTCTTGTCTTGCTGGATTGTTTACTAATGTAATGTCAGTGATATACTTAACAATACCTAAATCATCATTGATTCCAACATTTGCCAAATACACCCCATTGCTTTTTATTGCATGACTACTATTTTTTGTTGGAACATCATCATAGTCATTCTTAGGCTCATATTCGCTGAAATCATAAAAATTACCATCCTCTTCTACAGCACTTATATAAATGGTTTCTGGATTTTGTCTATTTCTATTAACCACAACATAAGTATCGCTTTCTGGTGTATAAAAGTAATCACCATTTGGGTCACTTCCTTTCACAATGATGGTTTTTACTGCACCACCGACAGCAAAATCTGACTGACTATCTATTGTGAATACAAGTCTTTGAACTCCCTCTGCTTGGTTGACCTTTTGGAATTTATACTCTTTCCCACCCCTCAACAGGTACAAGTAAAGGAAATAGTTACTTGAACTAATTATAACCTCTCCAGTGTTACAATATCCCCCCATTGATGATAGGTAATCGTCAATGATATTTGAATATTTAGTTATAACACCTCTTATTTCCTCTTCTTTTTGATCTCTTTTAGCAAATTTTGTGTCAACTTCCGTCTTAGTGTAGACACTGTTCTTGTCTGCTTTGTTAGAAAGTTTCGTGTCTGTTTCCGTTTTCGTGTAGACATCTTTCTTATCTGCTTTATTGTCCAACTCTTCAAAAACATCTTTGTCGCCAAAGAAGTAGTTAAGCACGGAGGCAAGCATACGGTTGGTTACGCTTCCGGCTGCACGGGCATTGTCTATCTGGTCTATCAGTTGTCTTACTTTTTCTCTTATCGTTGCCATATCGTTTGTTTTTATGCAAATATACGTTTGAATGTCTTTCTTTGAAAATACACCCCTAA